ACTTCGTTTGTCAAGCCTAAGTAATCATATGCCATCGCTAATTCCTAAAAGAGTAAGTGAGGGCAAGTTGCCCTGCCCCCACTAGGATTACTTATGCAAGTGCGTCACGAGCAACTTCGTCAGCAGTCAATGAACCGGGGTCATCAACATCCATGCAGACAGCAAACATGCGGAGTTTACCGCCTGTAGTTGTGCCTGTCATTGCTTGGATTTCAAGGTCAATGGTATCAGAAGCTGAACCAATAAGAACAGGAGTTTGACCTGCCTTAAAAGCGTAATCACCTACTGATGCCGCATCAAAATCAAAGCCATCAACAAAGTTGTCTAGGTCACCGCCAGTAATACCAAAGTCAAAATCTGTGTTGGTTGAAGTACCAGCATGTGCTTCAATTACTTCAAGGCCAGCACACATAATGAGTGTATTAGCTGGAATTGTCAGACCGGGAATTACATCGTTAGCTGCAAGGGCAGAACCCTTATCGGTTGCAGCCTGTGCAAAATCCAGTGTTGCTGACAACAGGTACGGTTTGCGACCACGTGCGTCATTACCCCGTTCAACGGAGGTAGTATTATCACCAAGAGCCATAATTCATTCTCCCTTTCTTACACGAGGTTAAACTTAGCATTAACAAGAGCCTCTGGACGCAGAATCTTGCGACCATACATGTGCATACCACGAACAATGTCAGCAAAGCTGTCAGGGTCACGATATGTTTCTGTCTTGTTAATTTGCTCTGCAGTAGCTACTGCTGATGAATGTCCAGCAACAATCAGGCCATAGTTAGAGGCGTTTGTACCACCAACGGTATCTGAACCAGTACCAACTGAAGGCAGATTGTTTGAAACATACACTTGGAAGCCGTGCAGGTTGTTTACGACAAGTCCGTTTTGCAGACCAGAACCACCGAAGTCTGAGTTCAGAAGTTTTGAATCTTCGTCCTTCAGTACCTCAAGGAATACTGGGTCAACTACAAGCCAACGGCCTTGTGTGTCTACGTTTTGCTGGTCCAGCTTACGAGCCATACGAGCAATAACCATTGTTGGGTTAGCATTGCCTGAACCCGGTACAGATGATGCACCCGGCAGACGTGGCTGAATGCCAATTGATGAACCTGAAGAGCCACCGAAATCGTCAGCTTCCAGTTTCATTGATGACAACAGTTCGTCAGAACCAGCAGTAGTTACAGCCTTTGAGCCGTTAACAGTTGTGTTAACAGTGTCGGCTGCACCGTGGATTGCAGACTGCTTAAAGCCGCACAGATAGCCAAGAACATCTTGGTCAAACTGGTCAGCAAGGCGGTACGCAGCACGGTCACTTGCCAGTTGCTGGAAGTTTACGTGGCTGTGTGCCTCTTCAATGTCATCAACCTTAAATGCAAAGTAGTTAGCTTTGTCAATTGTAAGGTTGAAGTCTTCGTCATCAAGGTCTTGCGGTGTGATAGTAGTACCACGTGCGTAAGACTTGACAGTAATTTCGGGTTCCTTAATAATCTTAACGGAATCACCCATTGCAGCAATCTCACCGAAGTAATCATTATTAGTGATTGCTTCAGCAACGGCAGACTTGCGGAAAGCAAGCTGCACCTGTTTGCTGTAAATTACAGGTGAAAAATTACCGTTAGGAAGATTACCATAACCCGCAGCGGTTGCGAATGCCATGAGTTTTCTCCTAAGTTAGCATTTTTTCTACAGATGCAAACTCACCAGACTAATCAGAGGCTAATTCATTTGGGTGTGTATCCTAGCAAGGTGGCCGCCTTACTACTCAACAGGCCAAATTCGTCAGGTAATCCGTAAGCTGTGTTTGTTTGCTGATATGTGTGGACACATTGCGCTATGTATCCACACTTGGTTACATATAGTTATACTGATTTATAACTATTTGTCAACACTTTTTTTATCTGGCTGAACCAGAAATATCATAGATAAATTTTCCTGTGCGGATAGCTTCCATAATTGCGTCAGAGTTTCTCTCATATTCTTGAGGCGACATTGCCTGAACTTGAGACTCTTTTAGATAAGAGGAAGTTTCGTCTGCTTGAGGTGCGTTGCGTTCACGTTTCGTTGAAACAGCTTCAGCAGCACCTTTAGACGTTTTACTTTTCTTTTCACTTTTAATTCCCTTATCCGCTTTATACAAGTCAATTGCTCGTGCAGCAGAACGTGCATCATTGTTGTTTTCGTACAACGCATCCTGCACCCATTTAGGTTGTTCGTCTGCCCATTGATGGAAATCGTCACTATCTCTGATTTCATCAAAATCAGGATGCAGCCTCATCAACTCTGCTTCAGCTTTTTCTTGAGAAGCATTTAGTTGCATCTCATCAATAGCTTTCATTCGCTCTTCAAGAGCAGCAGACTGTTCTTTAGCTTTTTTAGCCGCAATAGTTTCAACAATACCTGCTACATCAGGATACTTAGTTGCCCACTCTTCAATGTCTTCATCTGATTTAGGTAGGCGCATTTCTTTTTGTGCAGCAGCAGAAAGTTGACTACGGAGTTCTTCAATTTCCTTTTTAAATTCTTCTGCTTGTTTCTGTTGATGTCTACGCAAATCTGAGTAACGCTTTTTAAATGTTTTTTCTTCAGCATTTGCAGGTTCAGCTTCTTGCTCTTCTTTTTGCTCAGACTCTTCTACATTACCCGTTTGTTCTTTTAGAAGCTGTTCTAGTTCTGCTTCTTCACGTTGTCGTTTTTCTTCATTTGTGTATTTACGATTTGCAAATGCAACTTTCTTTTCTGGTTGCATATCTTCTGCCATAATAGCTGCTTCAGCCATCTGTTTCTCCTTTGGGGCTAACCGTAGCCAGTGTTGGGGGGTTAGGTAGCCATTGAGTTATCTAGGATATTATCGTGTTCCTAGTCCACGTTTTTTAGGTTTGCCTGTCACTTTGATTGCATTTAAATCTGCAATATTTGAAATTTCAGGTCCAAGCACCTTACCTAAAACTCTAAGTTCTTGTGTACCTACCATGCTACCAATAATATCTTTTTCATCATTAGATAAATTATTGTAGCGGTCTGCAATTTCTTGTTTTAGTTCTTCAACTGTTTCAGCCATTACTTTATCTTCCCTACAATATAACAGATAGGTTCAAGTATAGCACGTTCTACTGCACCAATAGGATGTCTCTTACCTCGTTGTTGCATCCATATATCTGCGGTACGTCTACGTGCAATACCCTCAAGTGTTTTTCTAACTGCAGTATTATACCATTTTTTATCCGAATACGCAAACCTAATTAAAGGTTTAAAAATTCTATGGTATCCCTTTTGATAAGCAGGATGCATATCTTTACTGTGCTTTAGCCAAATTGTTTGACGAAATGCACCAAAACCATAAGCATCGTTCATTGCAGTGCATACAATTTTATCATTAGTAGACCCGCCATCATCAGAAGGTGGTGGTCCACTTGTAACCACACGACCTGAAGAACTACGAATAGCACTTCCATCACTGCTGGTTACCGCACTAGTTCTGCCTGAGTAATCTCCTGTCTGACGCATTGCTTCATCATCAGCACGAGTTTTATTAGCAGCAGCACTACGTGCAGCAGAGGAACTGTAGCCACGGCTTTCGTAAGAAGATACATGGCCTTTGTAGTCATCTCTATCTTCAAATGATTGAGTTCTTGTAGGGAAGCTAGAACGAATAGCACCAGCATCTGCTTGCGCTTGTGCGGGTGTTCTAGTTGTGCCAAATGCTTCACGCTCGTAGTCATCTTGCAGTTTAGACATTTCTGCCTGTACGGTTCTAGTAGATACCCTTGGTCTGCTTACAGGTGCATCATCGCCTCTTCCACCAAAAGCCTCTAGCGGGTCTCTAAACTCACTTGGGTCTGTTGGTGTAGTAATTTTTGAATCAACATCTCCTGCAAACTCATCAGCATCTACAGGAGTAGTTCGAGAACGTGTTGTACTAGCAAACTCATCTGCATCTACTGGTGTAGCAGCACGAGTAGGTGTGTCGCCTACAAAGTCTGCAGGAAGAGCCGTTTTATCTGCGTCCTGACTTACAACAGATGCCGCTTCAGCAGCAGTAGCATCTGCTTGACGTACTTGCGCTGAACCTACACCAACACCAGCTTCTCTTTCGTATGCAGCTTGCATTGCTTCAGGGGAAGTATCGGTAATATCCGTAACCGCAGTTTGTGTTACATCTTTTACTTGGTCTGCATCTTGACCAAAATCAATTCCTGTTATTTTTGAATAAGCATCTTGACCAATTAAATCTGCTATGCCTTTTTCACCTGCCATGGAACGCAAACCAGCATAACTAGATTCAGGAATACTTTCCGCAAGGTCTTTAGGGGCAACTTTTCCAAAACCAAGACCCCCTGCAATATTACCAATAATGCCGCCACTAAAACCAACTTGTTTCCCCGTAATAGGGTCAAAGCTATTACCCTCTCCATCAGCAATAGTTCCATCAGGTAAAACTGTTCCAATTTCAGGACTACCCATAAGTGAACCTAAAGGAGTTAAACCTAGCAAAGTTTTTCCAATTCCTTGCTGTTTAGTATAACCCAATTGTTCGGCAGCACTTTTGCGGTCTTTAATTTCTTGCTGTTTTTCAGGCGACATACCTTCAGGTGGACCACCATCACCACCAGAGTCAGGCGGGGGTGCAGTCGTAGTTGTAGTTGGGGTTGTCGTCTGTTCAGGTGCAGTCGTTTGTGCGGGAGCATCTGTTTTTAATGTGTACCCCGGTGGAATAGGAATAAGCGGATTACCGTTTTCATCTACTGGAACATTAATAGTATTTCCGTCTGCATCCACATATATAGCAGTACGAGGAACAACAAACTGAGAAAAGGAAGGAGCAGCTTGTTGCATAGTTGGTGTATATTGCTGTTGTGGGGGCTGATACGTAGGCCCACCCATAACAGGAACAGCAGGTGCTTGATACTGTTGATACTGCGGTTGGTAATTAGCAAATTGAGATTGTTGATAAGTAGGCTGTTGAATGCCACCACCCATAACACCAAACGGGGATGGTGGTGCTACATAACCACCTACTTGATATTCTGCAACACCATCATCTTCTATTTCAAGGTCATCCGCACTAAACGGAATATCATCAGGTAGCACAGCCTCTTCTGAATTACCCATCTGACCCATATCTTCCATTTTTTGAAGACCTGCTTTAGCTTCGTCACGCAACTCCATAATTTTTTCAAGGCCGTGATAACGTACTACATCAGCAGGAAGAACAAACTCACCTTCACTTAGTTGTGCAGGAATATCATCACGCACTTCTTCTTGGGTAGAACCTACAGGAACATCGTTACCAGATACAGGGTCAACTGAACCGCCCTCATCCATAAGGCCACCCTCATTAAAAGAATGATGTTGCTTTAGTAAATTATACAATTTAACAAAATTTTCTTTTTCTTCTAAACTCATGTCATTGACTTTTCCAGAAGTCAACATTTCTGTCATCTTATCAAATTGGGCTTTTCTATCTGTTCTCAACTCTTTAACGCCAGCATCTAATTTTTCTTGTGCTGTTGCCATGCCGCCTTCATCAAATAGTTCCATTTGTTTTTTAAGAGCCATTTACTTCATCCCGTAAATACTTGAGTTTACGCAAAGCTGCAATTGCACCTTGCTGTCGATGCATTGTTATAGTATCATCAGATTGTTCTAGTACCCGTTGATGCTGCTCAATAGCCATATCAATAAAGCTACTGAATGCCTCCCACTGGCGGTTGTTGCTGACCATTGGCTTGAGGCGACTGAGTACTTGCTGCTTGTCCATTTCCACTAAATCCTTGTTCACCCGGAACTGGTACTTGACCAGTGCCTATTGTTCCACCACCTGCGCCTGTTGGGTCAAGCGGCATACCATTTGGTTGAGGCTGTTGGGGTTGTTGTGCAGGGGCTTGGAACTCTTTCATAAGTTCTGCTTGCAACGCAGCTTCACTCATATTATTTGTAACCTTGTCTGGGTCAAGGTCCATAGACTTTGCAATTTCACGAATAACGTACTGAAACTTTGCAAAGGGTGCAAGAGTTGGATTACTTGCAATCTGCAGGAACTGCATGAGCCGTTGACTACGTACTTCTGTAGCCATAAGACTTTCAGTGCCACGGGCTTTAACTTCCAAGTCGCCCTTAATAGCAGAGTCAAAATCAAACTGCATATTAAAGCGGAAGAAACCCTCACCAAGAGGACGCAGTAGATAATCGTCTACATTCTTGATAACAGTTTTGATGCTACCGCTTGCAGCATTCATAAGCATGGAAATACCAGAGGCTGTACGACCTACACCAGAAACACCAGTTTGTCCATGTGCAAAGCTAGGCATACCAGTTGATTCATCTGATAGCTGACGTGCCTTGTCAAACAGCATCATGTTTTCTGATGACACATTTGGAAACTTAGTACCAAAGATTGCCTGACCCGGTGCGCCAGCCTGTCTGCGGAATACCTTGCCCGGATAGATAGACATGTCCTGCCCCGGCACAAGATTTGTTTCGTCAATCTCAATAAGCAGATTACCTGACAGCACAGCATTGTCTACAGCCATACGCATAAACCCGTTCATCAGCGTCTGCGTATCATCCATGTTTTCTGCAATACCCACACCAAAAAATGAGTATGGGTTCATTTCATAAGGTGCAGCACAGTATGGAATTTTAGCTGGTTTGAATGGGTTTAGTACCATACGGATAAGTTTGTTATTACAAATCCAGACATTTGCCTGTAACTCATCAAACTCTTTTAGTTCTTGTGGAATTTCGACACCCTGCTCTTCAAGCATCTCTGTGTCAACCATACCCCAATACTCAAGGACTTCAAAGCGGTCAATGCCATGCTCTGGTGCATAGTCAGACAGGTCATCTTCCCAATACTTCTTATCGTAGTTTTCGCCCATCTGAATACATTCATCAATAACTTGACTGCGGAAGTATGGGCGTTTCTTTAGCATACGCATTTGTGAACGAGACATCTTATGACGCTCAATAACAAACTGTGCTTCATCCATATTGTTAGCATCTGGGTCTGGATAGAAGTTCCAAACAGACACATGCTCTACTTGTGGTACTGTTTTAAACAGTGGGTCATAGTTACCCTCATCATCCCAATTAGGATATTCTTTATCTTTGGCAAATGGGCCTTTCATAATGCCTGTGCCAAACAGTGCCATTTCAAAAGAACTGCTACGCAAGTTTTTGTTAGCACCTGACTCTTCAAGCTGGTCGTGAATTTTCTTTTCCATCTTTTTAGCCGCAATCATTGCAGGGCTAAATTCAATAGCTGTAGGAGTTTTACCCGGACCTTCTTTTAGTTTGTCTTCTACGGGTTCTAGCTTTTCCTCTAATGGACCAAGTTTATCGGATAGACTTTTTGCCGTTGCTCCTGCAGGAAAATCCATGCCGTCACCCGGAAACCCATACGGACTAACTAGTGCAGTGCTGGCTTGAAGCTGTTGTGGTTCTTTAGGGTCAAAGTGAACATCTGCTACCACGCCTTCAGGGAGTTCTGTAGGCTCAATAGAAAGAGGAAACTTATTATTAGCAAATAGAACATCAACGATTTGACCATACGCAGCAAGCGTTTTGGTCTTAGTAACTTTAATAAAGACACGTGACTTTTCCGACTCAGTAAACTGTACATCAGGACCGTACAGACCCCGATAGTTACGATAGGCTCTCAGCCAACGCTCTTCATCTTGATAACGATAATCTTCTGCACGTCTATACCGTTCAATAATAAACGGAATAATATTGGATACCTCAGCATCAAATTCTACAGAGTCATCTGTATCCTCTAGCGCAATAGCATCGTCTTCAATCATGATGTCATCTTCATCCATGCTTTTTTTCCTTAGTATCCAAAGGTAGCATCTGCAACTTGCATACCGCCACCGGGTCTACCCATTGGGTCATAGTCAAATATACTAAATCTTGGTCGTGACATTATACCATATCTTAGCGCATCGTACAAGTGGTCTTCTGCTTTCGTGTCCACATCCTCTGGATTTTTCTTATCCAAGGGTATGGAGGGTAGCTGGGAGACAAGGTTCGTGCAACTATTAAAGATAACAAGTCTAGGCTCTTCCGTAAATTCGTCTATCTGTAAACGCCTGTGTATTTCGTTCTTACCTGCTACACGGCTACCACGGCTGCGGTCTGATGGTCTCCACCGACAGCCTCTGCTTATCATTTGCTCCGCAAGAGAAGGACCAGTATCACCACGCTTGTGCCAAAGAGAACTGTCCAGAACACCGTACTTAATATTACCATCTTCGGCTTCTAACTCTAATACCATATCAGCTAAGTCCGTAGCTAGGACTTTTGACACGTACAATTCCCTGTACACAATTAGTTGCTCAGACGGTGCGACAGCGAACCAAATCACACCACTGTAAGAACCATACCCGTAATCACATGATCTGAACTTAACCCAATTGCTAGG